GGTGTAATTGCTAGCGTCTATGGACTTAAGGCAACACATCTGATAAAGAATAAGTAATTAAGGAGAAAATATTATGAGAAACGATTATGGAACAAGACCTTACATTTCAAGATTCTCAGGTAAGACTGCAAAGTCAACACCTAAGAAACAAAATGCAAATGACAGATTAGATGAGTCTTTAGCAAGAGATGGTAAAGAGTCTACTAAGTCTCAGTCTTTCAAAGATAGAAGAGACGAATCTAGAGGAGAATAATGAAAAATTTTAGCAAAGTAGCGCAAGGTTTTAAAAAAATAATGGACAGAGAGTCTAGAAAAAAAGCTGCTAAGGAAGCTGCTATGGAAGCAAAAAAAGTAAAAGTTCAAGATGAAACAGATATGTTAGATGTTCAAGGAGCCAAAGACGGTGGACGAATGGGCTACAAAGGCGGTGGAATGTCTCAACGTGGTTTAGGTAGAGCATTCATGAAAGGTGGCAAGGTATAATTATGGCAGGAGTTGGAGCAGCAATAAGGGGTTTTAGTAAAAAATTTTTTGGTAAAAAATCAAAAGATATTACTTCTGTTACAGCAAATAAATCTGACAAAATGTCAAAGCATAAAGTTGACCTAGCTAAAATTCCAGGAGAAACTGCTAACAGATGGAAAAAAAGTATGGCTGATTTAGATGAAACAGGTAAAAAAGTAAGACAACTTTCTCAAAAAATAAAAGGTGAGAAAAAAACCGAATCAGGTATTTCAAAAGGTAAAGACCTAAAAGACTAATGTTTAGATCTATTAAAAACTTTATTTGTAATCTATTTAATATTAAAGCTTGTCAATGCGAAGATGAGCATATAGAATATTACACAAAAGTACCCGAACCGGATGTACCGGTTCATGAAGAAGTTAAACTAACCAAACCAATGCATTGCGGATCTCATCTAAGATATAGAAGATCATGTCCGGCGTGTGTTGCAACTAAAGGAAACTAAAATGGCTAAAGCAACAGGAAGTAAAAAACTACCTAAAAAGAAAAGTAAATTTCCAGATTTTTCAGGAGATGGTAAAACTACTCAAAAAGATATCTTAATGGCTAAAGGAATTATCCCTAAGAAAAAAATGAAAAGGAAATCATAATGGCTAAAGTAAAAGGATTATACGCAAACATTAAAGCTAAACAAGATAGAATTAAAGCTGGCTCAGGTGAGACTATGCGTAAAGTTGGAACTAAAGGTGCACCAACAAAACAAGCATTTATAAACAGTGCTAAGACAGCTAAAAAACCTAAAAAGAAAAAAACAAAGACAGCTTAATGGCTACTGCAGCTTGGACTAGAAAAGAAGGTAAGTCTAAATCAGGTGGACTGAATGCTAAAGGTAGAGCAAGCTATAAAGGTGGCACTTTAAAAGCACCTACTAAATCTAAAACAAGCTCAAGACGTAAATCATTCTGCGCAAGAATGAGTGGTATGAAGAAAAAACTAACATCAGCTAAAACTGCAAGAGATCCAAATTCAAGAATTAATAAGTCTCTTAGAAAATGGGATTGCTAGAAAGTAAAAATGGAACCAGAACAAGTACTAAATAAACTAAGAAGAGCCTTAGATCATAGAGTAAATCAGTTATCTATATCTGTTACATCCGGTGGGGTTGACAGTATGGAAACTTACAAGTATATTATAGGACAGATAAATGCATTGGAATCAGTGCGCCAGGAAATCATAACCCTGCTAACCGATAAGGAAGAAAATGACAAAAGCGGAACAATCATCGACCTCAAAAGAGGTCCCAAAGCATAAATTTGCTTTAGAAGAAAAATACAAATCAGAACCAAAAAAAGAAGTTACAAAAGAAACTACTAAACTTCCTATGCCTACTGGCTGGAGAATGTTAGTTCTTCCTTTCAGGATGAAAGAAAAAACTGAAGGTGGAGTTATAATTGGTACTGAAACAATTGACAGACAACAAGTTGCATCACAATGCGGAAACGTTATTGCTATGGGACCTGATTGTTACAATGACCCTAAAAGATTTAATGATGGTCCATGGTGCAAGATTGGAGACTGGGTAGTCTTCGCTCGTTATGCGGGATCAAGAATTGAGATTGAGGGTGGAGAAGTTCGTCTATTAAATGACGATGAGATACTAGCAACAGTTCAGGATCCAACAGATATCCTGCATAAATATTAACATAGTCGGAAGGAGACACTATGCCAGAAGAAGAAAAAAAATCACCGGGACAAATCTCGGTTGACTTAGATACCTCAGGACCAGAAGTTGATGTATCATTAGAAGAAACAAAAGAGGAAGCGGTAATTGATACTGCTCCAGAAACCACGGAACAAGAAACAGTAACCGAAGTAGTAAAAGAAACAGAAGAAACAAAAGATGACGCACCGTTAGAAGACTATAGTAAAAAAGTTCAATCTCGTATTGCTAAACTCACAGGTAAACTTAGAGAAGCACAGCGTAGAGAGAATGCTGCTGTAGAATATGCCGGAGCGATAGAAAAGAAAAGACAACTTGATCAGGAAAGATTTCAAAAAGTTGATTCTGATTATACAGCTAAGTTTGAGGAAAGTGTTAAAACTGGAATGGAATCAGCAGAGAAAGAACTTTCTTCTGCTATTGAAGCCGGTGATGCATCAGCTCAAGTTTTAGCTAATAAAAGAATTGCTGAGTTAGCATTTGAGAACGCTAAACTTAAGCAAAGAAAAGAAACAATTGTACCGGAACAACCTGTACAACTTTCTGACGGTGGTAGATTACCAGAACAAACACCAAGACAAATGCCTCAAGCTGATCCTCAAGCTGAAAATTGGGCTGCTAAAAATGAATGGTTCGGACAAGATAGAGCTATGACTTTTACAGCGTTCGAGATTCACAAGGATTTAGTAGATAAAGAAGGTTATGATCCTAAGTCTAATGAGTATTATACTGAAATAGACAAAAGGATTAGAGTTGACTTTGGTCATAAATTTGGTAATACTGATAAACAAGCAACGAACAGGGCCGTTCAGTCGGTAGCTTCGGCTAATAGAAGCTCAAAACCTGGTCGCAAAACTGTGAGACTCACATCTTCACAGGTAGCAATAGCTAAAAAATTAGGTGTGCCACTCGAAGAGTATGCAAAACAACTAAAACTCACGGAAGGAGCATAAGCATATGAAAAAAGAAAACGAAAACAAAATAACTTCTCGTGCGGCTGGAACTCGGACAAAAACTGAACGTCTAAAAGAGTACAAGCCACCATCATCTTTAGATGCACCCGCAGCGCCTGACGGATTCAGACACAGATGGATAAGAGCCGAGTCAATGGGTTTCAACGATACCAAGAATATTCATGGTAGATTGAGATCTGGTTATGAGTTAGTGAGAGCTGACGAATATGACAAGGAAGAATATCCTGTTGTTATGGACGGAAAATACGCTGGAGTCATTGGAGTAGGTGGCCTTCTCCTGGCAAGGATACCCGAAGAACTCGCTCAGCAACGTATGGATTATCAAAAAAGACAAACTGATGGTCAAGACGAAGCAATCGAAAACGACTTACTTAGGGATCAGGATAAAAGAATGCCTATCAGTGTTGATAGAAATTCGAAGCACACTTTCGGTGGTACAAAGAAATAATTTCTAAGTCCAACGGAATAAATTAAACCGAACTGGAGGCCGCTAACGCGGCAGGTTCACTAAGGAGAAAATAACTATGGCAAATAGAGATACAGCCGGAACTGGTTTTACACCTGTTAGTGTTTTGGGAAATGGTCCCGCAACACAAGGACAGTCAAAGTATAAAATCGACAATGGCAATGCAACTAACATATTTCTTGGCACGCAGGTTCAAACTGCAGCTGGATATGTTACAGTTGGAGCCGTTAATAGTAAAACTATTGGCGTATTCAACGGATGTTTCTTTACTGCGGCTAACACACAAAAGCCAACGTTTAGTAATATGTATATAGCAAACACTGCAACTGATAATAACACTGATGTAGATTGTTTTGTAAACGATAACCCTTTTCAGAACTATGAAGTTTCTGCGGACGCGGCAACACCACAAGCTGCTTTCATGGAGACATACAGAAGTAATGCTGTAGCAGGTAGTCTTGTTACTGGGAGATCAACACAAACATTAGATATCGGTGCAACAACAGCGACAGCATCACAATGGAGACTATTAAGACAAGCAGAAGACGTTGAGAATGAAGACATTCTTGTGGCTTTTGGAAAAGTAATAGTAGTACAAAACCTTTGTGAGTTTGTAACACCAAGTTAATCAACAAATAGGAGAATAAAAACATGGCAATATCAAGAGCACAACTCGTAAAAGAGTTAGAGCCAGGTCTAAATGCACTATTTGGCTTGGAATACAAAAGGTATGAAAATCAGCATGCTGAGATTTATACAACAGAATCATCTGACAGAGCTTTCGAAGAGGAAGTAATGTTAAGTGGTTTTGCTAACGCAGACGTAAAAGCAGAAGGTTCAGGTGTAAATTACGATGAAGCACAAGAAACTTACACTGCTAGATACACAATGGAAACGATCGCGCTAGCTTTCGCTATCACAGAAGAAGCAATAGAGGACAACCTTTATGACAGACTTTCTTCTAGATACACAAAAGCCCTAGCAAGATCTATGTCTAACGCTAAAGAAGTTAAAGGCGCAGCAGTATTGAATAATGGTCTACCCGGCATAGCCGCGGCAGCTGCTTTTCAAACTGGTGACCAGCAAAACTTACTTTCGCTAGCACACCCAACTATCGCGGGTACTGTAGCGAATACTTTAGCTGTTCAAGCTGACTTAAACGAAACTTCATTAGAACAATCGCTAATCGACATTGCGGCGATGACTGATGAAAGAGGTTTAAGAATCGCAGCCAAAGGAGTTAAAATGATAATTCCTTCTGCGAATCAGTTCAATGCTGAGAGATTGATGAAATCTCAAGGTAGAACTCAGACTGCTGATAATGATATCAATGCAATCAATTCAATGGGAATGATTCCTCAAGGTTATAGAGTGAATAATTTCTTAACGGATCCTGATTCATTTTACATTATCACGGACGTTCCAAATGGTATGAAGATGTTCTCAAGAACTCCGTTGACTACGTCAATGGAAGGGGACTTTGATACTGGAAACGTTAGATACAAAGCTAGAGAAAGATACGCTTTTGGCGCATCAGACTTTAGAGGTATCTTCGGTTCTGAAGGTGCGTAAGCATAACTAAGTAATTTTTGTGGCCGGACATGTTTCGGCCACATTCAAT